CCAATGCTCGCACTGTTTCACGAAGGAACTTCATCACTCTATTGACTGGACGACACGTTTGATCTGCTAATCTGTTCACGATCTTACATAAATAGATAACAGCAGTTAACATCTCACCAGTCGATGACCAGTTGTGGTTCACTCCGATACTTTTAAATACATCTTGTACCAAGTTATAATGAGTAGCTCCATACGGTCTGTTCATGATGGCAAGCTTTGCTAACTTCCGGCTGATACCATACTTCAACCACTCTTGTGCGATCAAACTACCATCTGCTTGTAACTCATCGTGTACTTTATCTGCAAACTCTTGGTACATATCATTGGCTCGGTCATCCTCCACTAAGTTACACATGCGTCCGATCTCTTTGTCCCGTAGTAATAACGAAAGTATCTGCATACCGTTGTTACTACAGTCTTGACGAACAGGTAGATAACTAATGTATCCGTACCCCTCCTCTGTGAATTGCTTAAACTCCAAACAAAAGCGAAGGAAACAAAACGGATCAGCTGCGTCTGTCCACCAATCGGTTCCGTGTGGATCGTTCGCTGCTTCAAGTATAAAGTTCTGACGCTTACCTACCCACTCAATACGTTGATCCCGTGTACCTTTTACTCCCCACATGTTCGCACCGTGGACAAATATCGACATAACATCCTCTTCATCCACCACTTGTTGACCGTTACTAAAGTCCAATAAACTCTTAGCTAAGTCACTGCCTTGTGGATGTAAGTAATACGGTAAAGCGTACACTCTGCCTCGGTAATCACAACGATACGGAAAGTAGAACTTATCCCACTCACTATAAAGCTTGGCGAGGTGTAGAATACGCACGGTCAGGTAACGTTTACTACTGTTCGCTTCGTTGACACTCTTGATGTCCTTTTGCTTCAGCTTCCAAGCCCGTAACTCATGCTCGTCCCCTCCTGTGTACCTCGGTTGCTCTGGTATCTCACTAAAGTTCGGTATGTTTCCAACCACTCGCTTGTTGTCGTAACATTTACGGACGATAGATAACATGTCATCATTGATCTGCCACGCTACCTTCTGTAATTTATTAACAGCACTGAATGCATGTTCGTAGCTACTCTCGTAATCTTTAAACCACGACATCGGTTTCCCCGTGAAAAACTCCTGTGGTGGCATATGCTTTAAGCTGTACCCTCCACCGATCAACTCGTACCAATCAACAGGTTCATCAGGTAATGCCATCTTAAACACACGAGTCGTTTCCTTCCACGCATCAAATCGTTTGATCCAGTCCGTAAACTGACCACTCGGCATACAAATACGCTCAGGTTTATGTCCCTTCTGAGTACCAACAGCAAATCCTATCTCCCATACACCAGTCTCTATGCGTATCTCCTCTAACAACCAAGCACCCAGTCCTGCCTTACACTTAGTATCCCACAGCGTGAAGCGTTCCTCTTCGTAGTCGTAAAACTGTTTCAACTTCATCGCTTTGGATCGATCATCAAGGGCAAGTAAGTCTTTTTTGTGAGGGTGCATCAACTCCATCGCCTTGTCCCATCGTGCTTGGTTCTCAAATGCTTTACCAATCTTATACGCCATTCTACCAACAGGTAAATTAAACTGGAGGTTATCAAGCACGGTTTGTAAAGCCATCGAAGCTATCTGATACGGACACATATCCAACACAAAGGTAAGGAATAACGGTGTGGTGTGTTCGGTGTTACCTCCAAAGGTATACATGAAATCATCCACTCGCTTACCTAACCTCGGAGCCATGACCCGTAGTAACCTTTTAGCTGACTCCGTCTGACTCGACTCGCCCTCTGCTCTAAGTTTTGCTTGTCGGTTACGGTACGCTGTGCGTCCCCACTCTCTCATCCGCCAAGTTGGGCCACGAGTTTTCTTCTCTTCGCTCATTGATAGTAATTATTAAACCAAGATTTCGGTTGGTGTCTTTGCTTCGATGTACGATACGCTATCAGCTTGCCGTCTTGGTCACGTACATAATTTCCGGATGCATCCATCTTAAATCCTGTGATCTGATTGTTAGCGTAGAAGAAGTCAAAACCTCGTTTAATCTCCTCGTGATCCACCCCACTCCAGTCAAAAGGAAGGTCAGTTGGTTCGAAGTCTGCGTAGTTGTCGTTCATCAGTGTTAATTATATCGTTCTCCGCATCCCAAAACATCTGCCCGTCCACGTAAAAAGGAGTACTACTCTTCTCTTGGGTCTTCGATTCGGTTGAAGAACAGGTAGTCGTGTATCTCCTCTTCATCCATGTCTTTAATCTTGTCCAAGTGGTACGCTCTTTCTTCTTCTCTCTCATAGTCTTTGTCGTATGGGTTGGTGCTGTTTAACCAGTTATCGTAATTTACTCCGTTCATTTAATTAAACTGCCTGTTGCGAGTGCTTGAAAAAATGCAGTAGTTTCTACATCAGGCGTAACACCTCTAGTTCTACTGTATCTTTCATAAGCATCAATCTCTTTGTTTCTAATCCTTTGCTTTTCTTCTAGCTCTCGTGCAAGTCGATCACTTCTCTCCTCTCTTTCCTTCGATTCCTTCTCCATTAACTCTAACTCTTTATCAACGAAATGATTCAAGAACATATCTATAAATTCAGGAAATCTATACTTCTCAAAGTCCTTCACTACTCCGTTTGCGTGATGTTCAGGGAACCCTCCTGTATTATACTCCTCCCACGGATCACTAGGTTTACTACGGTGTTCAACACGATAATAACCTGCGTCCCATATAATAGACCATTTATAAGAGTAAGAGCGATCTCTAGTTATAGCGTGTGGATATTTATCGTAGGACTCAAGTTTTCTCACCCCATCTCTTTGGCACTTCCACTCTCTCCACTCGTCAATTTCTTGTTGAGATACATACCTCATAGGACTCCATTGTCTGTTGCCATTTTCAGCTTCCTTACATAACCATCTACCGAACAGTCTTCGTTCTCTTTCATAATCATTCCACCATGCCTTATCCCTCCATCTATTAACAAGCCTAGATTTAGCAATGTCTTTATCGTCTCTTTGAGACCAATGTTTTTCGTTGTGAAGCATCATAGTTGCGATAACAGTTGTTTCATTTCAGCACGAGTCAAGGATACATTCTTACGAAATGTAATCTTACCGCCAACAATGTGATAAGGTAATTCTTCCGGTTTGATTTCTTTGTATACTTTTTGTTGTTCTAACCAAGACTTCTGCTCGGATAGTGACCTGATAAAACCATCACCACATAACTGCTTGCATTGCTCATGTGTAGCATCAAAAAAGTTTACCTCAATGTAATCACCTCCTGATACTAACAGTTTAAATCTATCATTGTTAAATACCTTGGTTTGCGTGCTGTAAGGCAATCTCTTTACAAGGTTTGTTTTCTTAGGATCAGACATACCACCAAGCACAAGTTTAGGGTGTATCCACTTTCTTCCAAGAGCTTCTAATTGATTCCAAGCTTTAGCGGGAACCATATCGGAGAACTCTTCTTTTAATCGCTCGCCATAAGTGTAGTCTTTTTCAATAGCTTTAACATATACTTCACCAGCTTTCATGAAGCCGTCAATGCCTTGTTGTAAAGCAGTTCTGAAGTCGGTTAAGATTTGTTCATAGGTTAGTTCTAATTCTGCAATCATAGTATTCATTTCGGTATTTATTATTTGGTTGTTGTTGTATTTGGTTCGGGAAAATAATCCTGTTGGTATCATGTTCGCTTCGCTCTCATCGTGTTTACTTCCTTCGGTCGATAAACACTCGGTTCATAACATATCGTAAGCCCACGCAAAAATCAGTAAGCCAGCTAAGACAAACATTCCAAGGGTAAGTACGCTCATTCTTTATCCTCCGTTTGTTTTTCTCTTTCGAACTGCTCACGCTCTAGCTCTAGCAATCGTTCACGGACACTTATGTTATCGGGCATACGATGTTTAAGCTTCAGGTAATGTTGGATCAGAGCCTCTAAGGACTGGTCGCATAGGTCGTTCATAGGTAAAAATTGGTGGTCGGTTAGGTTATCGGTCATAAAGATTTATTAGCAACAGCACGAAGCTCTTCAGCGATAACATCAGATGGACGATCAACTTTGTATTCGATCATGCACTTAAAAGAGTTGTGAGCAAAGTTGTTAATGTCTGTGCATTCTTGTTCTAACATCTCAACCGAGGTAACACCTTCCATAATGTATCTAATACCATCACGCTTTAAGCACAGGTAATCATATACATGACTAGGTAATTCGGTTAGGTTTTCGTAAGTCTTACCTTCCCAGTCAACACTTAAAACGCTAAAGCCTTTCTTGTCGCACCCGATGTATCTGCCAAACTTAACAAAAGCGACAGATGTTTTAGTTTCGGTACGATCAACGCCCATATAATTATTAAGTGGGTCAGTACCTGTATCGCGTACATATTGTGCGTACTCTCTGATGCGTTGCTCGTGCTCTTCACAATATTCATCTGCTTCTTCTTTGGATATATCGTAGTGATCTTCGTACTGATAAATCGTGTAAGTATCATCGGTAAAAAAGAAGATAGTTGCGTTGTGCCACTTCCCTTCGTCTTGAAAAGGAAAGGAACATAGTTCTATCTGGTCAGGTAATGTAGGTGTAATAGTATTCATTTTAGGTATTGGTATTTATCGGTTAAAATTATGTT